GCAAGAAGGCAGGCTGCTTATGCTGCTGCTGCTGCTGCTGCTGCTTATGCTGCTGCTGCTGATGCTTATGCTGCTGCTTATGCTGCTGCTACTGCTGCTGCTTATGCTGCTGCTTATGCTGCTGCTTATGCTACTGCTGCTGCTTATGCTGCTGATGCTGATGATGCTGCTGATGCTGATGCTGATGCTGCTGTTGCTAGAAAAGAGAAGTGGGTTGTGATAGAAGGGATCTTGGTGAAGCATTTGATCAGAAAGAGGGCTTAGAGAAAATAATGGACCGTGTAAAGAAGAGTATTTAAATAGTTGGAACGGGATTGAAATTAAGGAGAATAAATGACAAAAACAATATCATTAAATAATCAATTAATCAAAGTTCGCCAAGAGAATGAAGATCTGAGAAATACCATTAAGGATATGGAGAACGCTCAGGTTAAAGCGGCGAAGAAGAGGCAAGATTTACAGGGAGAGATTGAAGAACTAGCCTCAGAGGTTAAGTATTCAAAGAATAAGCTACATGATTCTTACAACCATAATGAGCCTTTAATCTTCACTAACCTCTTAGGCAATGGCTTAGGAGGTTTATTTAATTCACCATCATAGCCTTTTAAGTCCTTCTTCCAATCCTTAATAAATCCACCTTGTAACATTGCTTTACGCTTGCGTTTTGGAAGCTTAGAAAAATACTCTTCTGCTCGTTCATTGGAAAACCTTGCACCGTTTAACTTTACAGTAACCATAACTTGATCACAGGCGCAATTCGGATGAAATGGTTTAACAGGGTATCTATCTTTAGGGTAAACACCTTTTCCTCTTCCGTACAAATCGGCCTGAGTAATAAAATCACATTCGTCTATAATATTATGACGGTCTGAAAGAATTATCTTAACCATTTCAATGTGTGGATTCTCTTTTAGCGATCTCTCAAACGCCTGAGAATCTGCTCTTGCCAATTCAGTCCTTGCAATCCTCTGATTATTATACAAAGCTTTCTTTTGCATTGCATAATCCATATGATTCTTAAGCCCTGCAACATTCCCCTTTTCAACAGCTTTGATTACTTTTTTGTAGGCGTTTTTAAGCTGGACCGTAGGAGCTCCACCTTTTGCCAGTTTCTCCACTTCTTTTTTAGACTTCTTCAGTAGTGATTTAAGCTTATTCTGTTGAGCTTTGGTTGCTAGTGGATTGCCTATAATATCAGTAGCTAGTTTGTTTAATTCTGTAAGGTGCTTTGGAAGATCTGCAACTGAAACATTACCCTTTTGCAACGCCTTAGACAGTCGGTTCCATGAAGTCTTATTCTTGATATGCTGTTTAACTGTCTTCTCCATGATCTTCTGAGCATCATAAGAAGAGTCTTTTAGTCTTTGTGCAAGAGTTCCTGCTTTGTAATTGGTCCATAGGTAATAATCAGATACTACTTCATGACCAACTAGGACTAAACCAGATCCCGTAAGACCTAGCTCAGTAGAGGAAATCATACCTTCAACTGTTGATTCTGTGACCAGCCTTAGGTAATCTTGCCTGTTAAAGTCGATAAGCCCCGTTTTAAGATACAGGTTATACATCTCTTGAGTAAGAGTAATACCGATCTTAGAGAGGGCTTTTGCAAGCTCTTTATCTATTTGCTTGAGAGTCATTCATTAGGCTCTTTAGGGTTGCCTAAATCGCTTTTATCGTCATCTCTTGATACTGTTTTAAATTCCTCATTGATAAGATCAAGATTCTTATCACCAAGTTTACCGCCAAATTTCTCTATTATCACAGATTGTAAAACTAACTCAGCAGATTGATACTTTTCTCTATCTTCAAGCTTAGTTGCAAAATCAATAGCCTCATCAATTGTTACCTCTTCTTGAATGTAGAAATTGGCAGGGTATAGACGTTCGTAGTCATAGTTCTTATTGTTAAAGAGTTTAAACATCTCAAACACCCATTTATCCATCTCTTTTAAAAGCTGAACTGTACGCCTCAGTGCATCGGCTGTAGCTTTATAGTCGTACTGTTTAGATGTTCCGCTTTGTGCTGAATTGGAAACAGATACTTGAACACCGCTATCACTCATTAACTCATGGAGCTCTATTTTAGATCGTTCTAAATCTTGAATAGATACGGCTACCTCTTTAGGTTGTACATAAGTAGGAGTTGGAGGGAATACGCCGTCCGCTGTTCCTCTTTGATCTAACATGTGGCCTAAAGATCCATTAGTCCCTTTTACGTTTCCAGTATTAGGAAAATTCATAATAGGATTTCTGTGCTTTGTCATTAACCATTGATGTCGGTTGTTCTCATTGAAATAGTCAGCGTATTTATACACAACAGGTTTGAAAGTAGGATTCTGTGGGACATATCCACTTGTAGGTTCATAATCTACTAAGAAAGCATCTGCACACATTACATTGATTCCGATGTCTTTAGTTTTGCCTGGCACGTCTTCATACTTAAGCTTTTTCCATGACTCCCCGTTATCTTCCGCAACCATTAAGGAAGTTTTACACCTTCCTTTATCCATGTAATATCTACGTTGATACACATTCTCAATAGACCCATCATCTTTATAGTCGTAATGATCAAGAAAGGCAATAGAGTTTAACTCACCGCTTTCATCTTCTTCTATGTAGTTCTCATTAGTAAGAGTTATGCCTCTTGTATTTACTCTGAATTTACCATTGACTTTATCACACACTCTGTAAACGACATCATGAGATACAGCCTGCTTTGCTCCGTATCTTTGTTGAGAAGAATAAGAGTTATTCCTTCCGTCCGAATTTACCATAAACTCATCAAATTCAGGATCAACAACTTTCTCTTTTCCGCTTATTGCAGTCCACATAATACGCTCTGTATAGATCGGGTTAACCATTGACCGAATAAAGCGGCCAAAGTTATGAGGTGCACCTGTGTTGTTGTCTCTATCTACAAATTGCAGTTCTGTTGTAAGAGCTCTATTGTAGGTATATCCATCAATTGCTCTAATATTATTGCTAGTATTTACTGTATCAGAATTGTCTTTAACTCCAAGAAAACCACCCGAAGATGTAAGAGCGTCTTCTATTACTCTATGAATGTCTTGGAATTTATAGTTAACATATTTCCCGCTCCAGCCTTGTTTATTTATCCCAGTAGGGGCCGAAGTTCCCACCGCTCCAGAATCTTTTTCTCTGTTGATCTCGTTTGGATCGACTTCTACTAATTCATTATCACCCATGACTAATTACTCCTCCACGTGTTATTGCTCTATGAGTTTGTGAATAGATATAACTATCACCCCAGTGATCAAACTCATTATCTGCTGGTTCCCATAATTTCTTACCATTACTATCTTTCTTCCAGACCGTACACGATAAGGCTTTAATTGTATTTACACATCTATAATCTACATAGGTAGTATAAGTATTTATATGTTCTATTGTTAATCTTTTTGCACCTAATCCGTTTTTCTTGCCCTTGTAGACACCTCTTGCATCTATACCAAGATCAATAAACTTCTGTATCCTGTCTGGTTCTGCCGAGTCACACCATACAGCATCACGATCAATAAAAGGGTGAACTCTTGCCGCTATTAATTCAGTTGGCAAACCACTTTCACCATCTTCTTTAAATATATATTTTGACCGCTTGCCCTCATGGTGTCCAACCATGCTATAAGCAAAAGGATCTGTATAACCCCAATCTAAACCATGATCAAATATATCAAATGCTTTAATAGCCTTAGATAGATCTACCACTTTCCAGTTTCTAAACACAACATCACCAAGAACACCCCAATTACCACAAGTGTAAACATCGTATAAGTAAGGGTCGATATCTTTGTATGATTCATATCTTAAGTGATCATCTACAGTTAAGTATTGATTATTCCAATGAGTAGATTTATTAATGTAGAGGTTTTCATCTTCATATATTGATTTATCTTCAGACCATTTACCCTTAAAGAATCTCTCATATATCCAGTGTTCTTTATTGATCGGGTTAAATAGAATAGTAAGTGTTTTTGTATCTGCTTCAATATCTTCACCTGAAAGAAAGGAAAGGGCTTCATAGATATCTACCTTTAAAGCTCCTTTATCTATCATCTCCTTAACTTGCTCTATCTCATCTAAAGATAGCCGATCACCACCCCCACGCATTCTAAATTGCAGTTGACCTAAATCAGCTTCATCTATCTCTGTTGCTTCCTCAATAGTAACATGATCAATAGAGCCATTAGCAGGACGTATTGATTTTACTTTCTCTACATCATCTAAACCACGAAAGAGAATAACCTTATTATTAGTTTTACATGTAATCTTAAGAGGGGACTTAGTAAATATAAAATCTTCATCGTATCCAAAAGCAGTACAGGCACTCTTTAATTCTGCATAGTATGAGTCTATTAGTGAGTTGTATCTTTTTCTTACTACAAGTACATTTTCATCTTCATCATGTACCCTTTTTATATCTTTCATAGCAGAGTGAACACTCTTACCAGATCCAGCACCGCCGAATAGTATCTCAACAGCTTTATTAGTCTCTACAAAGTAGGGAATAAACCAAGAAGAGAATAGCAATATGCTATATACTATTTCTAATACATTACTCAACTTTAAAGACTCGTTTTACTGGTTTGCCGTTTTGATTGTGGTTCTCTTGCTTTACTTCTACCTTATTGATAGATTGATATAATCCATCCCCATTATTGACTAAAGCAAACATAGTAATAGTAGAATTAGGAGAGATGAATTTCTTCTTCCTAATTACTCTTTGAATGTCCTCAACCTCTCTTACTACGTTACCATCTTCGTCTTCGAGCTTGTCTATCTTGACAACCCGATCTTCTTCTTCAACGTAGTATCCCTTTATTTGCTTTAAAAGCGAATCTTCAGCGGCATTATAGATTAGCTTTCTTCTGTCTTCTAATCCTGCCTCAAGAGCCTTTTTAATAGGAGTGTTGTTTTTGTTGTTTATTGTGTTTTTTATATTGCCGTTTTGGTCTAATCCAAGCTTGTATTTTCTCCATGTTGAGGCACCAATTTTTAAACCTTTATATATGGTTTTCTGGTCTGCTCCTTTTGAATACATTTTCTGAATAAACTTCAGATCCTTACTGCTTGGTTCCCATGCATCTCTTCCCATCTTGTTCGCCTTGTTTAAGATCTAGTATCCTAACCTGCTAATGACCACCTTATCGCTCTCATAGCTAGGTAGTCATTATATAATATAATTTAATTCTAGTTGATTGTGTTATTTTTCTCCAAATGCCAAGATTCTATCATATAAAACATCGCGATACATTATCATACACCTTAGCTGTTTTGTCATTCTTAATCTTTCGTCATAATCCAGTGATTCAAACTTATCACTTAAAGTAAAACCAGCCAAAGCTTCTGTTTTTTTAAACAAAGATGAAAACTCTTGAGTAACCCTATATTGATAATCTGGTAGTTCCTTATTTTCTGGACTAACATCAAACTCACATCCATCTGGCCTTACTTCTTGGTAAGCTTCTTCAAAAACATCTTTTGGAGACCATGCCTGATAGCCCCATCATACTCAACAAGATAACCACTGCCAATTTCTTCACCGCCAACATTTCTACCAAGATGCATCTCTGCCTCTTCTCTTGTCATTGGTTTTGCTTCGATCATTTTAACGCCGATATACTGTTTCATAGTGAAGCCTTTCATTTGTTATTAGTTTTTATATACTTTATTTCTGTTTGTTCTGCTTGATTAAATTATCCTACCATCATGTTTATGGTACTCTCTACACATTTCAGGGAAGCCTTTCATTGCTTCAACCCTTATCTTTTGTGCTTTCTCTTGCAGAACTTCTCTTGATTTATCTTTTTGGAGTTGTTGAAGTTCTTTTAGTTTTTCTTTCGACTCTTTTGATATCTCTATTTCCATCTTATCCCTCTTCCTTTATTTCAGGTATATACATGAAATGGGTTACATTGTGCATTGTATGACATGTTCTGACATCCTCCCAGCTCTCATATTGATAATAATATTGAGCTTCAACAATGCCTTTTTTGTTAATTCCTATATCGCACTTAATTAATACCCTTATAGACATACAAGTACCTTTGTGTTCTTTGGGTGGCAATCCCTTACTTGCATCTTTCCAAGGACTTAATAGGTGCTTAACATCTTCAAGTTTAACATACTCTCCATCCTCTGATTCTGCAACTCCATCACAAAACTCTTCATATCTTTTAATCATATTCTCTTTCTCCATCATATCCATAACATCAAACATCTCTCTTATTATTTTAGTTCTCATTAATCCCACCTAATACAATTATTAACAAAGAGGAATACATTAACCCTACTATCATCATTAACGGGGTAATTTGCTTTAGTTCTGACCAGTTTTTATATATAATATAGGCTATTAATATCTGTACTATCCATAGTAGTATTTTATACCCTAGTTTCATTTATTGATTACTTTCTTTAATTGCTCGTTTTCAGCCTCTAATTTAATAACTTCTCTTTTTAATATGTTAACCTGTTTTGTTAGTGCTTTGAACATTCTTTCTTCTTGCTTGTTCATTACTTGCCTTTCTTAACCATATTTCCAAATAAGGAAAATTGGTTTTAACTATTGTATTCATGGTGTATATTTGTTTTACTCACTACACGCAATTGGTTAGCTATAGGTCTATTCCTAGATCACCAATAATAATCTCGGTAGCATCTCCATCTTTGTCAAATTTCATATTAATTTTGTTTAGTTCTAGTGTGCACCCTATTTGATCCGCAAGCTCAAGTACTCCTATGTTTTCACCAAACGGACTCCCTTGTCTAATGTGCCAATTTAAAAGCTCATTGCTCATAATCTTCTCCCTGTCTACTGGTTATTTACGCTGTTTTCCTTGCATAGACCTTATATAATTCCTCCAAGACCTTATGTAATGCTTTTGAAATAATCGTTTTACTATCTCCGTACACTGTGGACTCAATATAAACTGTGATTGGTGCTGTAATTCCTCTGTCTGGAAGAGTCGGTTTGTATGTTTTCCCATTTTGCCTAGTTATGTTTTCCCATATAAAATTATACTCAGTATGTATATTGATATTTTCATCAATAAATATAGCTGTTGTTCTGTGTTCTGGTCGTCTAAGTTGCATCTTGCTTGCTCCTTGCTTATTATCCCTGTTGGAGAGGTTACTAGTAAGTGTAATTTTAAGTTACAAATACACCATTCGATAGTATTTGTTGTAACCTCTTCAAGAGAGACAATTTTTATAATTGCCTCTTTACCTCTAATTTAGTTAGAGATAGTTCTACCTCTTCTATCAGTTTCAGCAGTTCGTTTCCAGAGTCTCGTTGATAAGATCTTCGTCTTCGTCTGTCGGTAGTTCGTTTGGGAGCTCTTCGCTGTCTAACCCCAGAGCAACTGCAACATTAAGAAAAGCATCTTTACTAATCTCTTCTTCATCGTCAAAAACAACAGCCTTTAGAGCAATGTCTTTTACTCTGTTCAGATCTATCTTAGGCGGGTTTGCCGTATACCTCATGCACTCAGCAAGCTCTGTAAAATAACCAACAGCCTCTTGCACTGTTCTTGATCTTCCAATTCTTACTAGTAGCTCATTTTCTTTCTTCATTTTAACCCCTTATTGTTATTTACATAAAACTCATTAATCTTAAATACATTTCATCATCCCAATTATAGGTGCTCATTAATATATCAACACTTAAATTATACAAAACACTAAACTGGTCTTGATTCATTTTTTCAAAAGCAATAGATCTTGCCTTCTTAAAGATGCCCTTCATGGTATATAAAGGTTCATAATAACCTGCCTCTATCGTTACCGCTTCTCTTAGATGGTCTACGTGGGTAAATTTCGACTGATTATTAAATGCACAAGTCATCATTGCAAAGTATTTGCCGTGGTGATAAATATTTCTATCTATTGTTTTTTTAGGCTCGATAGTAACCAGCATCAAACCAATATCCATCCCTTCCCATATAAGAGCACTCTCTTGATTTGGGAAAAACATCTTTTGATCTGGCTTCTTCTCGATGTGTAATTGTTTTTTGGTCTTCTTCATAGTCTTGCTTTCTTGCCTACTTGCTTAAAAATATTGAAGAGGGGGAGAACAACCAGCAAGTAAAGTTGTTGCTCAGGAGCAACCCCGCCCCCTCTCGTGTATGTTTTAACTAATTATTACCCCGCTATCGTTATCTTCTACGTCTACAACTGGTAAATATGTAGTCCCTGTTTCAACTTCAATTGAATCTACAAGCTCTTCAACTTGACTGTCAATATCGGCAAGTTCTAAGAATTGTGAGTATCTACTACAGTTTGACCAATCTTCAACCCTTACGGCTTCTGTTAGAGCTCTTTTTACGCGTCTAAGTAATGCACTGTTAAACTTCGGGTCTTCCATGTCGTATTGATTGTTTAATTCTGCCATTTGAGCGGCGGCTACCTCTTCAACTACTTCTGCTTTAAACTCTAATCTTACATCCATTTTACTCGCCTTTGTTTAATCTATTAACCTACTATTAATTTAATATATTTCTCTTGTTTTTACCATAATATTCTACACTTTTTATATTTATAAATGCATTGGTTGGATAGTCTGGTGAATGGTTCCATGTTTTGTATCCACCACAACCAGCAGAAGCCTCTACAAATATCGTATCAAGAAAGAAATCTATAAACTCAGGTTCGTTCTCAGTACATATTTTTTCACAGTATCCAGCAGGTGGCTCTATCACCCCGTGCTTTTTGAATACTTCTTTCATTTTGTTTATTAGGTGCTTTATTCTTCTAATCATTTTAATCTTCACTTATGCTTAAATTTCTTGGCATTCCATCATTATCAAAATGAAACGTCTCATCTATTGACCCGCAAAATGGAGAATGACACATACCAGCCAATTCTCTGTCCCCTGCAATAATTAATGCTTCTTCTGGACTACCTGCTTCAACCTCTGTAATACAGCTAACTCCGACAACCCCAACTACTGTGTATTTCATCTTCTTCCAACTTTCTTTAAAATTACTTAGGAGGTTCAACCCCTAATCGTTCAGCTTCATCTTTTATTTTTTGGTGATAGTAAGCCGTTAAACCTTTCACCGTTGCAAGATCCATCTTTTTAGTGATGTCTCTGTGTATTCGTTCTAGCTCTTCAACTTGATCTAATCCTATTTTATCTATTAGATTGATCCTGTAGTTTGCGACATTCCCACTTAACTGATTATTGCAATGTGAGCACTGGCACGAGTTGTTTCTCTCATCGTACTTTGTAGCTTTCCACCTTCTACTTATAAAATGTCCACATTCCAGATCTCTAAAGAATTTCAAAGTCCCACAAGAAATACATTGCCCAGCTGGTTCATAGTTATCAGTTTTAGGATTAGTATAAGCTATCTTGCAATCCCTCAACCTTATGAACTGTGAAAACCTTTTCCAGAGGTTAGATTCTGACTTATCAGCTTTAGCCTCTCTCATCTCTGATTTTTGACGCTCTGCTTTAGTCTTCTTCTTTCCTGTTTTTGGAACTGCTCCTGTTTGACCTAAGAAGCTACTCATTTTTACCAACAATTCCAGAAATTAACATAATTATCACACCAACCATACAAACACCCCAATACCACAAAGGCATTGCAAAACCTATTTGAGTACGTGTTAACTCTGGATTCTGGAGAGTGAATACTGTTGAGTATCCTACTAAACATATAAATATTAGAGAGTATGTTATTGTTAATGTGTTTTTCATCTTACCACCCTTCCTTAAATCTATTAATCACCTGTTGAATATCCTCTAAAGCTCCTTCATCACCAGAATCAAACTTTCTTTGAGCCTCTTCTACCACATCTAACAAACCGTATAAATATCCGTCAACCTCTCGATGCAATCCAATTAGAGAGACTTTGACGTTTTGTACTATAAGGCTTTTGATCTCTGTTTTGATTCTTTTTAGGTCTATACCCATTTGATACGTATCTGACATTTTCCCACCTTGCTTTGAGTTAAATTACTTGCTTGATATTAATATACTATAAAACGTATTCAAAAGATACATTTATTTTACTTTTGCTAGATTTTTTAGTAATATCCATGAGCTCTTCTTCATGTTCCTCTTTCCAGATCTCCAACAATAGACGGCGTTTCTCTCAACTCCTATTAGTTTTCCCGTTTTAATATCACCGCCTAGCTTATCTACGGCTTCTTTTATTTCTTCTAGTGTTGGTCTCTTCCAGCTATATTTTTTCATTCCATGTCCTCTATTACATTTTCACAAATTACCGCTATAGTATCAAACTTAGCAGTTAGCGTAATCATTAGCGCTTTGTACGTTTCAATCTTTCTGTGTAGCCTCTCTGCTTCTTCTGTTTTGTTCTTTAGTCTTCCGTCGATAGATGCATTCATCCTCTCAAGATTTGACACCTCGACCGCATGGTCATGTAAAAGCTTGTCGTACTCTTCTTCTGGAATCTGAAGAAATACACTTCCCACATCATCTGTTATTTCTTTCATTGTGCCTCTTTCTTGTTTAATAACCTCTGCGTTGGTGCGTCTGCGTCGCGAGCTCCTTGCTCACCACGCGACACGTTATATCGTATTATCAAACAGTATCTCACCATTGAGTACTATTTGCATTTTTACATCTCTTGAGTTCCATCTACTACTGCCCCATGTTGATATATGCCATACATCAACTTTTGGAAGATAAGTTACATGTTTTATTAATTTTCCACTTACATAAACATGCTCATCTCCGTTTATTATGTAAGCACTATTCATTTTAATTTCTTTTCTATTTCATCAACATACTCAACAAACATCTCAACTCTTTCTATCATTTTATCAATATATTCCTGATCTCTAGGAACCCTCTGAACGTACAATCTTGAAGAACCTTGTATTCTAGGATCAAAAGAAATAAAGTCACCAGCTTCCGCTTCTGTAAAATAAATATTCCCTTGAACCTGTGGCATGTGGTCTTTTGGCATTCCATCAAGGACAGTATTTAAATGATTAGTAGAGTTATAAGGACATTTAACCTCTTGAACTATAACAATATCTCCATATACAACACCATCAGGAGAGCCACCATATGAACCGTATTCATGATTTAAAATCAACCCCGAAGAAGTCACCATGCACCCCTTTAAATCTTCATACTCTTCTAATGCTGTATCTTCGTGTTCTTTACCCCAATCCAAAGCCTTACCAAAAATCTCCTTTCTTTCTCCTGTGATTCTTTCAGCAACTAATTCCATTGCATAGTCAATACTTTTCTTAGACCAAGTATCTGTTTTTTTCTTTGGCATAGTCATAATATCTTTAAATCGTGAAGAGGTTGGCTTTCCCAATCGTGCAGAAAACCACCCTTCAGTACCTTGATCGGCTATTACTTCAAACATTTTTAGCCTCTTGCTTTTTATTAAATGCCTTGATTGCTTCCATTACATGATTAAACTTATCAGCAGGAATATGTTGTAAGTCCCCATATTTTCTTTCTAACTTTATTTGAAATTCATTTGTTATTATCTCTTTTATTTCTGTAAGCATACCAGCAGAAACACATTGTAACTGATCTCCTTCAGTCATGTATTGAGCGTTCTTTGTATTATACATTCCCTCATATACATCAGAAGCTACGCCAAGAGACTTAAGAGCCTTCCCCAAACCGTCAGTATAAGCCATTGCCCAAGCTTCATCATTTCCAACAATACCATTTTTATTTTTCTTAATTAAGAAATCTCCACCAATGCCAGTAATATCTTTACTCCATTCGCCAAACTCGGTATTATATGTTTTTACCGCAACCTCAACAAAACACATTACTTGACCATCTGGCAAAGCCTGAGTCCACTTCTCTTTTAATCTGTGCTCCCACCCTTCACCACACATCCCATAAACTGAAGTCATAGATTTTATTCGCCACTGTGGGTTTATATCTGACTTCCCTTTTAGATTCCCAAAAGTAATATCTTTTAAATGAGTATTTGGAACCCTTGAAACCTTAGCCCAATTTGAATTTATTGTCATTACAACACCCCCACTTCTTCACAATAACCAACTTCTAAATAACCATCAAATAATACTATAGAGTAATCTCTACCGTCTAACTCATAAGGGGTGTTGCTTGTAATTTCGTGCTCATACTCAAATAGTAAAGCTTTCTCCTGAGCTTTAGTAATCTCATAAGTTTCTGTTGAATTATGAAACCCTTCTGACGGTAGAACATCTCTAATAAAATCTAACATCTTATTAAACTCTACATCCGCTCTTGTTGATAAATCCATTTCTTTCTCCTTGCTTAATTTACTTGCTTGATAACAATATATAATAAAACGTATTCAAAAGATACATTTATTTTACTTTTCTTGAAAATAAATTAACTTCTGGCTCTTTCGCTGATCCATACCATTCTGTTATTTTCAATCCCCACCAGTTCTGCAAACTCTTAATATTTGTATTACACCCGTCACTTATCCATTGTGCAGGTGTTACCCTAAATAGAAATCTTAGTATCTTATATTTCATTGCTCTCCTCCAAATAAATCAAGTTGATCCTTGTTTACTGTTGGCTTGTTTCTTGTTCCGTATGACTTAATATGAATGCATTTATTGTACTCATCTACATCATAGGGCTTATCAACAAGCATACTATTTGCAATATGCTTGCACCGCTTCTCTTTGGTGCATCTTTCGCAGTTTGCAGAGTGCCACCCGTCGAATTCGGAGCCGTTTGATGGTGTGTATTTATTACTCATTCTTCCTCTTTCCTCTGCCAAATTAAAAACTTGATGAATAGTAGTTCTGCTGTTAGTATTATTAGGATGTTCATTGTCTATACTCCTTTAAAATGGTAAGTCGTCGTCTATTCCCATACCTAACTCTTTTCTCTCTTTGTCCGTCCACACCTGATTCTCATCAACATAATCATCACACTTAAGAGGCATTCTTTTTGCGAGGCATGATTCTAGGTTTCTCCGCTCTGCCACATATGTGTGCATTTCTTCAAAGTGTTCATTACATGTAAACGTAGTGCATTTTTGATCATAATATTCACCTTCTTCTACCCAAGTGGACTTTTTAAGATGAGCGCATTGCTGTAGGCAAATATGTTTATTGTTTGGGTTCTTACGGCAATACTTTTCGTGCTTTTCTGCAAAATGTTTTCTCTTGTAATATTTCCCGCAAAACTCACAGGTGTAGATCTTTCTTGTTTCTTCCTTCATCTAAACCCCTTCACTAAATTACTTTCTAAAATTACCCTCTTTAAATTCAACAAAACCACCAGTTTCTTTAATACGATCCACAATCGACACGCCTAAAACGTCAACAGTATTTTTAATTGTATCATTTGTAATTATTATCGTTGGTCTTAATTCATCATACCTACGATCAATAATATGATCCATAACACGATTTTCAAAAGCTGTATCACCTCTCACCTCAAAAGCATCTATTACTAAGAGATGGGGCTTGATAAATCTATTGATCTCAGCTTTCTCTGTTGTTTCAGAGCTCTTATTGTTACCGTTTCTAATAGACAAAAACACTTCAAAAGCTTTTGTGTAGAGTGCCGATTTCCCTAGATTCTGACAACAGTGACCAATTGCACAGGCCGAACTTTGAGTCTTACCTTGCCCTCTTGATCCCAATACGATACAAATTCCACCAGTACCGATAACGCCTTTCACCTTTTCGTGAGAGACAAACCACGATTCACTCTTATTATCACTAGTCCGAAAGCCTTTATGTCTCTTAGGAACACATGCCCGATCATACTTTGCTTTCCAATCAATATTCATATCATTAAACTCTCTTGTTCGTGAGTTGGCTCTTCATATTGGTTTGAAACTTGAGCCTGTCTTTGATTCTGGGGGGTGTAGGAGCTGTTATTTGAGCCTTTATTGTTCTTAGCCCATGTTCGTATCACTAAATTGAAATCCTTGTATTTATACCCCTTCATTTGGATTCCCTCATCAACTAGTTTTATTAGGTCTTTTATATTTGAAAAATCTTTGCTCAACTTTTCGAATTGTTTATCAGTGAGAAGAACATTTTTATATTCGCCGTATTTGTGGCGTATATCTTTTTCTTTCTTTTTCTCTAACTTTAACTCTATCTCTTTCTCTAACTCTTTCTCTGTGTTACTTTTTGTTTCATCCGCGTTACATTGTAACAAAAGTTTTTTCTCTTCCCTGTGTTTACGCACTCTCTTAGCGGAATCAGTCTCATTTCCGATCATCTTTTGAACCTCAGAAATGTATAAAGTCCCATCATCCCACCGCTCAACCATACCGAATTTTAGGAAGATCTTTAATGCACTTCTTACAGTATCAATATTAACACCTGTAAGAATAGATAACATTTTCTCATCATATGGCAAAGCGTTCCTAAATAAAAGCTTCCCTTCAGTCTTTACGCTCTTGAGATAAAGCTTCATAAGAAAGTTTGTGTACAATACCCCGTTGTCCATTTCTTCGATCATCTTAATTGTGAGATCATCAAAGAAGTCTGTCTGTAGTTTTAGCCAATAATATTTTTTACTCACCTGCAAGCACCTCGTTTAAAATTGCATCGAATACAAATCTCCTTGATTCATACCAATTCTGTAATGTTCTTAGTTGAACACCGCTTTTCTCTGCCATTAAAGCAAGGGATTTTAAGCCCTTGCTCTTTACGTAGTCGCTACATTTCATTGATCTCATTATTTACCCCAAAACTTACATATTTCAGCAAATTCATTTATTTCTTCTTTTTGGTATCCAGCACTAATTAGTAAATTAATTATCTCTTGACTCATACACTTCTTACTTCCCAAGTACCACTTCCCAAGTAGTCCACATGATCCTGCGCCCCTAACCTCAAAGCTGTCAGGAACATTTACAGAGTCGCCAAGAACATAAATATCAAAATATGCAACTCCACCATCTCCGTTCCAGTAGCTTCCTCCAACTGCATATACATTTTCATTACCCTCAAGCCTTACTTGTTCTTTTGTTGTAATCATTTTACTTGCCTTTGTTTAAGTTGCTTGTTACTTGCTATATAAATAATATACGTAATTATTACACAAAATGCAAGATAAAAATGAAAATAGTTCATCTTTTTTTATTTTAGGGTAAATAAAAAGGAGATATTACTCTCCTCTTATATCATTTACTTTGGTTTTGCAAGGATTCTTTAATGATGAAGATAAAATTCCCTCTACAGCGCTCCAACTGCAAAGTACTTATTTTGTGACACTCGTCGTCTTCGTCGTTAAATATGCATTTAGAGCAATCCCCACCTCCTACTTCTTTTTGTATTATTGTTATTTCCTTATACACCCTTACACCTCCTTAATTGAATTGAATAACTGGTCCCAAGTAAATTCTTTAAATTTACTAAAATCTGGACTGAGTGCACCAATGGTTAGTTTATTTTCCGCCACTAGATGACAATTGACATAAGTTCTAACTAGTCCATTTTTGCTCTTTCTTCTATCTCTCCATGTTGCATAGTGTAGATTGTGATTAGGGAACTTAAAAACCTCTCTTGGATTCACTTTGTCAACTATTGCCTTGTCTATGTAATACATGTAGTTTTCCTTACTCATGACTTAGCCTCCTTAATTGAATATTCCATATACCACTTTTTACCCCTTGATACTTTTTCTCTGCTCACCATATAGCCGAGTTTCCCGATATCGTATATCCTTGATGCTAATCTCATGCAGTTGAATTTTTGCAATGCTTCCAAGCTGGTTAATGTGCCACCGCTTTTGAGATGAGATAGAATTGATTTTACTTGTGTTTCTTTGCTCATGATCTCCCCCTATAAACATTAAGCGGACTACTGCTTAAAATACAACTCTCTCCTACATTGTAAATCCTTACCACTTCCTCAATAGCATCATCGTGGGTAGATGCGTTAACTATTGTTGTTGCCATTTTGTTTTTGCTGTTCATGAATGTAACTTTTCTTTGGGTTGTTTTCATTTTAAATAAACTCCTAATCCAATTCCGATATAAATAAACGACTATGATCAACACCATTAAATAAAATCCCGTTTGGTCCATTGTGTTCTCTCTCTGCTAAGATTATGGTTGTTCCCTCTGAATCTTCCTCTTGGTAGATCTCAAAAGGTGTTCCTCTTAGTATTGGCCTGTAGTAAGTAATCTGCTCTAGTGCTTCCAATTCAGTACTAAGAGTTTGACGAATTACTTCTCTTTTCTTTGCTTTTTCTTTGATGTTTGTTGTAAATACTTTCTCTTCTTTTGTTTTGAACATGTTATTTCCTTTTTTGTTATTGTTCAAATGGGCAGATTGAAAGAAAATCTTCTTTGTATAATTCTTTCATCTGCTCTCCCATGCCTACAAACTCATGCGTAAAAACGGGGTGGCCTAATCTCTTTTCTACATCTCTGTGAAACTCCCCGAAGTTTATTGTAGTTATCCCAGTAAACCCCATTATTGCGATTGCTTGCTCTTTTGTTAGTTTATCCATCTTACCACTCTTCTGCTTTTACTTCAATTTCATTTGCAACACAAGGAAAGATCGATATAGTTCCACCTCCATATGATGTGACTTTCATCTTTCCTTCATTAGTCTCTCTTATGACGTAGCTAACTCCATTTATAGTTAGGTCTATTCTGTCAATCTCGGTTGACAACTCTTTCTCTTTGCCTATTCTGGTAATTATCATTTCTTACCCCTTTCTAACTTCTCTCTTATTGCTTCGTTGATGAACTCTGTCCTATTTTCTGTAATTTTAGTTATCTCTACAAGGTCGGACTCTTCAACTCTTGTATGAATACGAACTGGACTTCTAAACTTTTTTACATTTGCCATAATTCTCCTTTGTTGTAATTGCTTTGTAATTATTCGCTCCACATTCCGATTCTTTCAGAGCTATTATCAAATGGATCTCTTATCATAAGTGCAATGTGAGACCCTCCTTTGTACATCCAGTAATCCCCGTCTATAATTGATGATTCTTTACACCACTCTTTTGCAACTTCAAACGCTTCATCAAGAGTTGTTATCCTTTTAATTTCTCTGTTGCAAGAGCCAACCATTATTAAGTGCCCATTTTTAGCTTCTATCATACGCATGTCGCCGCCTTTGTTTAGTTGTTGTTTTGTTGATAATTATCATATAGCACCAAATTAACACCAATGCAAGTTTTATTTAACAATTTATAAAAATAATTTTGAATCTGGCTTAAAC